TTCGACAAACACAAGTATCGTCACTCTGGGCGAATCCATGAAATATGTTGCTCCTGTAGCTGCTGGATTGAACATACCGCTGGAGGAGACCGCGGCGATAATCGGCGTGATGGGCGACGCGGGTATCAAAGGATCTCAGGCGGGCACGGCGCTCAGAGCTGCGCTGCTGCGTTTGTCGAGAGAGCCTAGAATGGCCGCCGAGGCGTTGAAGTCTCTCGGGGTGGAAGCGCGCGACATGGAAGGCAACATGCGTACGATCCCCGACTTAATGACAGAGCTTTCCTCCAAAATGAAAGAAATGGGCTCCGCCGAGCGCATGGAGCACCTGTCGAAGATTTTTGGCGCGGAGGCTGCGTCCGGAATGCTCGCGGTCATGGAGGCCGTGAACACCGGCAAGCTGGAGGAAGTGACACAAAAACTGAACGAATCCTCCGGAGCGGCCGCAGAAATGGCCCGCGTTATGAACGACACCGCGCAGGGCGCGATGAAACGGCTGTCCTCGGCGACGGAGTCGCTGATGATCGACATCGGAAACGTGCTTCTTCCGGCCTTTTCAAGCGGGGTGGAGCTGCTGGCGCAATTCACCGGAGCGGTTTCGGCCCTTGCCCAAGAGTTCCCCATGGTGACGAAGGTGCTTGTCGGCGGTATCGCCGCTCTGGGGGCCTATAAGGTCGGGGTCACCGGCTTGCGCATTGCGTGGACGGCGATGAAGCTGCCGTTCCAGCACGCCCGCGTGCTGATCGACGCCGTGCGGGCGTCGACTTTGATGAACAGCAACGTCTCTGTCGCCGCAGCGGCGAAAACAAAGCTACTCGCCGTAGCGACGAGTGCGCAGGCGGGAGCGCAGAAAGCGCTGAACCTTGTGATGAGCGCCGGGCGCGGACTAATGGACGCCGGAAGACTGGCCCTGTACCACGGGAAACAGCTCCTCATCGCAGGCGTCACGAAAGCGTGGACCGCCGCGCAATGGCTTCTGAACGCGGCCCTCAACGCCAACCCGATAGGACTCGTCATTGCGGCCGTGGCAGCGTTGGCCGCAGGGGTATATGCGCTGTGGAAAAACTGGGATGAAGTGTGTGCGGGAATGGTCGCCGCTTGGGAGTGGCTTTCGAATACGCTTTCCGCAGGATGGGAGTGGCTGAAATCGCTCTTCGTTTGGGAAGGAGCGGGCGATCTGTGGGGGTGGCTTTCGGCCCCCTTCGGGGGGGTAATCAACACGATATCGGCAGGCTGGGAAGGGCTTAAAGGACTTTTTACGGCCTTCCCCGCATTTATCGGGAATGCTCTCGAAAATCTTGGAGACATCATTTTCGCCCCGTTCAAAGCAGCCTTTGCCCTGATAGAGGGGGCGATAGGATTCATTGCCAACCTTTGGAAGGGCTTCATGTCGATCTTTACGGGCGATCTGGGCAAGATCGACGCAGCAACGAACGCGAAGGTGGAAGCGGAAGCGGCCTCTGCTGGCGCACGCCTCGACAATAGCTTCGCACTCGCAGGGTATGCAACCGGCGGCATCGTCACGTCCCCACAGATCGCCATGATCGGCGAGGCGGGGCGCGAGGCCGTTATCCCGGTTGACAGACCGAGCCTCGGAATTCCCCTATGGAAGGCCGCAGGCGACATGATGGGAATGGACTTCGGCGGGGGGAGCGTATCTAACAGTTCGACATCGTTCAGCCCGCAGATATCCATCACGGTCAACGGCAACGCGGATGAAAGCGCCGTGGGAAGACTTGAAGAAGCGGTGCGCAGGGTGCTCAGAGAGCAACAGGAAAACCTTGCCCGCGTAGCATGGGGGGCGAGGTAATGAAAACGTACACCACGGTTCAGGGCGACATGTGGGACGCCATCGCGCAAAAGGTCTACCCGACGATGGGCGGCGAGCATCTGATGACGATGCTGATCGACGCCAACCCGGCGCACAGGGAGACGACCATCTTCTCCGGAGGAATTCTTTTGGCCGTCCCCGAAGTCGCCGCGCCGAGGGCCCGCAGCCTCCCCCCTTGGAAGAGGTAACAACCCATGGACGAGACCAGAAGAGTTGAAGTGGAGCTGATCTACGAGGGGGCGAACATATCGAGGGATATCGCCCCCTTGATGATCGATCTGACCTACACGGACAACGCGCACGGCCAGGACGACGACCTGTCGTTGACCCTGGAGGACAGGGAAGGGTACTGGCGCGGTGAGTGGTTCCCCACGCGGGGCGACAGAATTCGCGCCGCCCTGATATCGAAGAACTGGAACGCCCCGAACGAGGTGATCCGCTTCCCGTGCGGAACGTTCGAGGTGGACGAGGTCGAATGCTCCGGACCGCCGACGCAGGTGAAGGTGAAGGCCGTATCCACGCCCGTCACGGAGTCGCCGAAGCGCGAAAAAACGACCAAGGCGTGGGAGAGCATCCGGCTGCGGAAGATAGCCAAGGACATAGCGGACGCGCACAACCTCGAACTGGTCTGGGACTCGCAGGAGGATCCGGAGTACGAGCGGAAGGACCAGGTGGAAACCGACGATCTCTCCTTCCTGAAAACGCTGTGCGAAGACGCGGGGCTCGCCGTGAAGACGACCGACGTGCAGCTCGTCGTCTTCTCCGAGGAGGAGTACGAAAAGAAGCCGCCATCCCACACCATCGTTTTCGGGCAGGAGCGCATGTCGTCGTACAGGCTTCGGGCGAAGACGACGGGAACCTACAAGGCGGCGAAGGTGCAGTACCACGATCCGGTAAAGTCGGAGACCTTCGAGGTGTACACCGCGGAGGGCAAGCAGATAGGCAAAACGGAGGAAGTTTTAAAGGTGAATCAGAAGGTCGACAGCATCGACGAGGCGCAGCGGCTGGGCAAAAAGAAGCTCTACGATGCGAACAAGCGCGAGATGTCCGGCTCTTTCGCTCTGATGGGAGATTTCGGCTTAGTCGGCGGAGCGACGGTCGGCCTGAAGGGATGGGGGAAGTTCGACGGAACGTGGTTCATCGAGAAGGCGACGCACAGCGTCTCCAAGGGAGGCGGATACACCACCTCTCTGGAAATCCGCATAGGGAAGAAGGAGGGGGAGTAATGCCGACGAACGAGAGCGGAAGCGTGCTTCGTTTCGGGTACGTCTCCGCCTTCGACGCGGAGAAGAAACTGGCGCGGGTGCGTTTCCCGGACAAAGACAACCTCGTTTCAGGATGGCTGCAAGTCCTCGTCTGGAACACGCTGAAAAACAAGGACGAGATCAACTACGACCCCGGCGAACACGTCGCCTGCATGATGGCCGGAAACGGCATCGAGCGCGGTGTGGTACTGGGGGCTGTCTGGGACGGAAAGAACGAGCCGCCCGTAGGCGATCAGGACATTCGCGTCACCACCTACGAAGACGGAACAACGATCCAGGTGGACAGGAAGAATCACATCGTCGAAGTCAAGGACCACTACGGGAGCTATATCAGATTCGCGGACGGCAACATCTACATCAAGGCCTCCGCCAATGTGTACATCAACGAATGAGGTGACCGACATGCCGCCCGCAACACGACTCGGCGACGTTTGCACGGGACACGGATGCTGGCCGTCGCGACCTTCGGCGGCTGGCTCCCCGAACGTCTTTGTAAACGGCATCCCGTGGCATCGACAGGGAGACTCTTGGGAAACGCACTGCTGCCCGGCGATCCCGGAGTGTCACGCCTCCGTGCTGGCCTCCGGCAGCGGCACGGTGTACGTCAACGGCCGGCAGGCAGGGCGGATAGGCGATCCCGTAGCGTGCGGCTCGACCGTGGCAACAGGCTCACCTGACGTGTTTTGTGGAGGATAGGAGGGAAAGCGTGTGATCGGAATCATGGGAAGCGTCATGTTCGAAGTCTCCGGGGGAGGCGGTCCGCTGGGCGTGCGGGCGTTCACTTATCAGGATCTGCAACGCCAGAGAGCGGCGAAGTACGCGACGCATGAAGTCTTCGGCGGGAAACCGCTTCTCGAATTCACCGGGCTCGACTCGGATTCCTTCACGCTGAAGCTCCGCCTTGACGCCGCGTTGGGAGTCGACCCCGCCGCGAAGATCGACGAGATCATCGGCATGATGGAAGCCGGGTACGAGATCCCCGTCATACTCGGAGGCGAACCACAGGGGCTCTACGTGGTGGAAAGCGTCTCGGAGGCGTGGGACG